TTTGGGTCGTAGTATTTCTGTTCAACATGTAATCCAGTTGGGCTAGTCCAATAAACTGCTCTGTTATCCTTACCTAGCTCCCTGCCTACGGCTCTAAACCATTTCATAGCAACCAAGGCTGGCTTGATAGCTTTACCTGACTCCTGATATAGAAGGTTAGCCATATAACTTACAGTACTCATAGCTCCTTTACCTCTTGTCCAATTATTTTTTCCTAGTGTTTTACCTCTCTCGACAGCCCAGCTGTAGGCATGATGATAGAAGGCACTATTAGTAGCTGAGTATGGGGCAGTCATAACGCAAGGTTTTGTTAGTGATCTATCTATGTTTAACATCAACCACTTGGTTGCTCTTGGGTCTTCTGACTCTCGAAGTCGCTTGCATAAACTTGTTGCTACTTGACTGTATATATCACTTGGTTGACTGCTATTAATTAGGTTTACTTTCTCACCCATTACTTGACTACGGAGCAAACCTGAGAAGTGCTGAATAGAACTGCAAGTGCAGTCAAGGTGGCAGGGAAGCTGACATAAATAGCTACTTGGTTCTTGTTGATAAAGATAGATTGCCCTGCAAAAAGCAAGAAAACTCCAAGGTTTATCTGCACGCATCCATAGTTCTGGTGCATCCCAACAATCTGTTCCAATGGCATAAATAGTTTTTAAATTATTATTAACCCAATCTATTTTTGTTTGAAAGTCTTGTTTGATACCGAACATATTAGCCCCATGTATTTTTAACCAGTTCAAGTCTTCTTCTGTTCTTATTATCTTGCCATTTGTAAATTGTAATAACGCTCTTGATACATCATTACCCTGCGAATTTAAGAAGGGAACTCTATCATATACTCTGCCTCTAAAATCTAGTTGTTTAGGGAAGTATAAGTTAGGTTCGTCTTTGTATTTCTTAGCCATCCATATTGTTTTAGCTATACCAATACGGCTGCCTTTAGTGTAGTTATTCTTATCTATTATTCTTTTACAATCTATTCTCCACTTAATTACTAAAGGGTCGTTCTCCTCCAGATGCTTGGGGTATGGTGGAACTGCATAACCTTCTCTTGGAAGTAAGCAACCTATCTCTAAGTTATTATCGTAAGCATATAATACTTGCTCTAAAATATATTTATTAACACACATACTTACATTACCCTGTATATTAGCAACATCATAAACTTTAGTCATAGCTTGGGGTTTGGCTGCTATTTCTTTATTATTACTTTTAAAAAGATTGAACTTTATATTTTCATTGTAGTAACCACCATCGTATGGGTTACTCCAAGGTTTTGGTTTTATAAGCATCGGTAAAAAATTTGGCGTTTGTATTTTAAGGTCGGTATCTATTTTCTTTACCCACTCCATGCACTTATCGGTAGCTCTTACCATCCTTCTAGCTGGCTTGTAACTTGTATCTAAAAAAATTTCTATTAATCCTGTATATTTTTGTATTAGTTCGACCATGAATAAACCACTTGCCATACGCTGGCGAGCGTTCCAGTATTCTGTATTAGTCATTGTATTTATAAGGTAGATTTTATATCTTTTTTTATGACGGCCTCGTTTGTATTTAGTTAGCTCACTATCAGTAGCCCTATCTAACATTGTCTCAATCCAAACTTTTTCTATAACATTGGCTGCTATCTGGTGCAGCGATGGGGTGCTCGATAGTGTATCGACTACTGTTCTTATGGATGCTGCTGCTATTTGTTGGGGTGGTAGCTCTAATAATGGGGTGAGCATTGCGTAATTAGTGCCAGCTTTACCGCTCTCGATCTTCCTCCTGATGGCTCGCAAGTGATTAACTATTATGTCCACATTAAAAGAGCATAGAGCCTCCCCATAAATGGTTAAAGACTCCATGCTCGCTGCTTGTTTTTTATTGTGTGATGATCTTATCCTATTCTGACCCATGTTAAGCATTAGCTCTTCATTGGCCAGCTGATCTTCAAGACTACGCATTACTCCAAAATTCTAATTTCTTCTCGTAGTCTTCTTCGAGCCACTCCGTAAGAATACGTTTAGATAGCTCGGCTCTAGTTATGCCCATCTTTTTAGCTAAGTTATCTAGCCTATCGCATACTTGAGGTGGTAAAAACGCTTGAAGTTTTTTACTTTCATTTTCTTGCATCTTCAAAATACCTCCTTGCGGTAGTCCATACTAACTTGATTAATGGATAGATAGCTACTCTCGATTCAACATCTGGGTACTGATCTTTTAAAAATTCGTTCATAGCTCTATCGCTGGCTTCGTCACAAGTCTCGATAGTTATTGGATTATCAGGCAGCATGCACCAATAGATAGCATCTGGTGGTATGTATTCCCAGCTGTTGCTCTGCCAATATCCGTTAGGCATGTAGTCACTTTTTTTAAGGAAGTAAAGTACATGACCAGCGTTATTTGAGTGTGCTTTATTTGGTTTTTTTGTAGCTAATTTGTATAGCTGGTAATCTGGTTGCATTTTTCTTTTCAAGTAATGGGTTGTGATGTTTATTTAATCCTATAAACAGTATTAACTGTATAAGAATAGATGCTAATAAGAATAATTCAAGTCTAAACATTATGCCGTCTTTGAATTAACTTCTAATAATTTCACCTCATAAATATCCTTATAAGGTATCTTGCTTCGCATAAAGCTAGTCAATGCCTCGTATAAATTAATTCCTTTTTGGTTGTAGCCCTCAACATGATTAGTCGAGGGGCTACTAAAGATAATTTGATACGTTTTCATTTCCTTATTAACTATCTGCATGAGTTCATTGTCTCCACTATTGGAATTAAATCCTCAATTATATGCTTAATTAATAAATTTCTAGCCTTAACTGAATCATCTGGTAACACTAACGCCATACCAGTATTACCTGAGAGATTGTTAATAACTCCCAAGATATAGGTAAGACGCTGCACTTGTGTATGCCATAAAGGATTTTGTTTTAATAATTTAAGTAGTTCGATGTCATTAGCACCGATCTCCCTTAAATAATCAGCATCGTTGTATTGATCTTTGTCCATAAACAAATATCTATCGTTGATAATGCCGTACTCCAGATGGATACGTTTAAACTTTTCATCTAATCCCATGTTAATCCTCCCATTTTTGTAGGTTTACTTTTAAATCCCAAGTCATTGAACAGTACTTGGTGCTATCCCATATAGTTCCCATAATTGCTTCGGTAACTATATCGTTAATCTCTTCAACTTCTTGCTTACTCATGTGGTGCTTATCGAAGTTGGGAAAGTGTATGAATTGTGCCATTAGTTAGCTCCTTTCTTTAATGCTTATGTATCTGTTTGGGCCTCTTCTTGGCTTGCGATATACCATCACATAGCTACAAGACTCGGCTAGTTCTGGGTTAAGTACGTTCTCGCAGAAAGTAGTAAAGTCTGGGTCTAACCAGCTTTCTAGCTCTGGTGTGCTACTGGTATAGCAACTTACCTTTAGATCGCTGCCTCTCCTTACATAGTCGAGGTCAATAGCTTGTACTAATTCCTCATAATCACAGTCGATAGTAAAAACAACCCTATATTTATAGGGATGTTTTACTTGGTCGGTGTGTATTGGATAGTCGCATAATGACATAGCCATTAGTTAAGTTCCTCCTGATTTTGTTTTACTAATTTTGGGTCATTGCCAAAAAATTGTGACATAAGATCATTGCTTATTTTTTCTTGGATACTTGGAGGGCAATCAGTCCATGTATCGTTTCGAACAATCCAGCCATGGTCTAGTATGGCTGGGATATTGTTCTTATCTTCGATGTAGTGTTTAATCATTTTGTTTTCGATAGTGATATTCAATTAAATAAGTTTCAAACTTTTTAATTAAATCTTCTCTTACTTCTTGGTCAGTCCATTGGCCTGACTTAACACCTGAGTAACACTCTAGGATTTGTTCGTGGGTTAGTTTCATGTGACCACCTGTAAAGATTCAATTAATTTAAAAGGTTTGCAACCTTTGTATTGGTTGTAATAGTCATTTTTATAAGAGTCGGACTCTTTATCTATTACATCTGGGTCCCTTAACTGGTAGCCATCCCATGCCCATCTTTCAGAGTCGTGTATATCGTATATATGAACTGTCATTATCTGCCAGCCCAATAATCCGTTATCTCTCTTAGCTTTTCTTACGGCCTTTGTTGCATGGATAATGTTAGGGTCGTGACCTGATGACCACGCTATGGATGTTCCACTATTCCATGCAGTAATAGCCAAGATTCTTCTTGGCCGCTGCTCGTATGTAACTTTTTTGCCTTTACGTTTAGCCATTAGTCCATGCTCCTTATGTAACTTGCGGACTCAGTTCTATCATGTAGTGCTACCGCTCCATAAAATGTATGGCCTGTTAGCTCCTCAATTTTTTCATTAAATCTGCTATCACTTGTAGCAACATAAGAACCGCCCATCATTGACCACGCTCCAGCGTCTAATAATTCTTGAGGTACGACTCGAACAGTAGGGTATTTAAAATGTTTTTCAACTACCAACTTGGCTGCAGGGTATTCAGCGGATGGTTCAAAAGGTGCTTCGATGTTGGTAATTGTTAGACCTCTTACTTCTGGTCTTGTTTGGATGTCAGATACTCCATGGTTTGAGCATCCTCCATTGCCTAGTTCATAACATCGGTAAATTTCAACGTGTAAACCCATAAGGTTGTACTCCTATTTTGTAGTGGTTAATTGAGTAATTTTTTAAAAACTACTCATTAAAGGATTGAACCCTTAAGGCGTAGTTTTGGAAGGTATAAAGACCCTCGAAGAAATTTTCAAGGGCCTTGTAGCTCCTTCTGGAGCTAACTATTTGACCATTGTTTATGTTTTCTGGCTGGTATTGGTTCGTGATGTCTCCCGCACCAATTCAGAGACTCGCCATGATATAAGTCTCTTTTCTTGCATCCTTTTATAATTCCATAATTTAATTTGAAATTATAATGATCTTTGGCTTGCCAAATTTGCATGCTTTCCTTGTACCATCTGGAACTAGGAAATAAATGTTTAACAGCATCCATACTCTCGTATAAATATTGCTCCTCGTAGCCATTGCCAAAAGGTATTTCAATTATTAATTCATTTTCATGCTCGAGGTTTAAAACTACTCTTGATGAAAAGTAACTAACGCCGTTTATTTTGTCTCGCCATTCCTTGGCGAAAATGTCAATAGTTTTTAGTTCAGATAATTTCATTTTTTGTCTCTGTATTTGTAATTAATGCGAATAGCTTCGAATACTGTAAAGAGGGCGTAAACGCCCCCAACAATAATTAAACATTCCATATTTATAAATCTCCTTGGGCTGTAACTGCAACGCCTAAAGCTGGGCAGTCGTCACAAGCTGGGAACTCGGCCCAGATGCTCGAAGCTGATACATGGTCTAAAAATGACTGTAACGCTATAACTTGGCCTGATTGTGTGCCCCCAATAGAAAACTTATAAATTTTATTGGCTGCTATTGGTTCGAACTTATAAGGATAAATTCGAATATTTAGAAAACCAATAACCCATTCATAAGGAACTTTATCTTCCTTATGGTTAATTACTGGTTGACCAAATAGTCCTACCAACTGATTGAAGCTGGCCTCACACTCGCCTATTTTCCAAGTACAGGAATTGACTAGAACTGACATAACAATTTAATAGTAGGTTGATTTAAAAGATCGCAGCAGAATCTAGTAGGAATCCGCAGCAATCCAAATCTAATATAATCTATTTCTTTTTAGTTTGCAATTAATAAGGCGGTCTATCTCTCAATTAAACATATATTGGCCCTCCAGCTGCTCCAGATGGCCGACTAATAGCCCGATTTACTCCGCAGTACTGTCTAATTGACAGTTCTGCAAGGCCACCAGAGCCTAGTTATAGCTTCAATAAATAATTATTGGCCATCTTGTAGCCCTATTTTGGCCAGATACTGGCCCTATAAAAAATATAAATAAATTGCTATGGGGGATTTTTAGAAATTCCTATAGACGTAGAGCCGATCAGATTTTTCTATCAAAAATTATCTGAACAGATACTTATAGATAACTAATAGTAACTAATAGAGTACTGGAGGATGTTCTTCTTCTATTGTGGAGAGCTAGTAGTGGACAGGGATTTAGGTTTAGGTATATTAAGAGTAAGCCATTATATACAACCGAACCCCAAAGCAGTCGGTAAAAACTCCACACACCCTATATAATGGCTATTAATGGGGTTTTTCAGTAGTGGGTTGAACCTCATTTTTAACTATTATGGCTAAACAAGACACAAACGAAGTATTAAGCGACTTACACTCAAGTTTAGCGAGTGCTTTAAGTGAGATACTGGATAGTGGGATGGCTAGTACAGCCGATTTAAATGTTATTCGACAATTTTTAAAGGACAATCAGATAACTTCTCAGCCAATAGAGAACACTCCATTTGGGGATTTAGCTAAGTCGTTACCTGATATAGAGAATGTTATCGAATTAAAAAAGCGTAGTGCGTAATGAAGAAGGAAAATTGGCAACAATTACCCGAACCATACAATAAAGACTTTAGATATTTCTTAGTTTTAGTCTGGAGGCATTTACAACTACCAGACCCGACAGCAGTTCAGTTAGATATAGCGGAATATATGCACAAAGGTAGCAAGAGAAGAATAATAGAAGCGTTTAGAGGAGTAGGAAAATCATGGATGGCAGCAGCATACGTCTTATGGTTGCTACGGAATGACCCACAAAAGAAAATTATGGTGGTGTCGGCTTCAAAAACAAGGGCTGACGATTTCGCACAGTTTTGTTTAAGGATAATACAGGAAATGCCAATACTAAAATGTCTTGAACCTGACCGAGAACAGCAGAGATCAGCTAGTAATAGATTTGATGTACGCCCAGCTATACCCGATCAGTCAGCTAGTGTAAAAAGTGTCGGTATTTTTGGACAATTAACTGGTAGTCGTGCTGATTTAATACTGGCAGATGACTGCGAAGTGCCGAATACAGCATGGACTGTAGGTATGAGAGAGAAGTTATTGCAATGTTGCGGTGAGTTTAACGCTATTCTTAAACCAGATGGAGAGATAATGTTCTTAGGAACACCTCAAACAGAAGAAAGTATATATAACAAACTAAGAAATAGAGGATATGACTGTCGCATCTGGACTAGCAGATACCCTAAGAAGCCAGAAAAGTATGGAGAAGCGTTAGCACCTATGATTCGTAACCTATCAAGTGTTAAAGCAGGGCAACCAACTGACCCTGATAGGTTTTCTGAAATGGATTTATTGGAAAGAGAGGCAAGTTATGGTCGCTCGCAGTTTACTTTGCAGTTCCAATTAGACACTAGCTTGTCTGATTTACAGCGATTCCCACTAAGATTAGCTGATTTAGTCGTTATGGAGGTAAAAGATCATGCACCTGAGAAGGTTGTTTGGTCATCAGGAGCAGAATATAGGATTACAGACCTTCCAGCTGTAGGTTTTAGTGCCGATTACTACCACAGACCAGCGTTTACACATGGCAGTTGGCTACCTTTAACGTCAGTAGTGGCTTACATCGACCCATCAGGCAAGGGTGTCGATGAAACAGCATACAGTATAGTCGGACATTTAAACGGAAATCTTTATGTATTGGAGGTTGGGTCGTTTTGTGAAGGCTATACCGAGCCAGTTTTAACTGGTATTGCCGAAGCATGTAAAAGAAACAAGGTAAATTTAATATTATTGGAAGATCAGTTTGGTCAAGGCATGATGGAAAGCCTATTAAAGCCATATTTACAGAAAATTTACCCTTGTACTATCGAAGGTCAGCGTAGCAATGTACAAAAAGAACGCAGAATTATAAATGCACTAGAACCAGTTATGAATCAACATAGATTAATTGTTAATAGGTCGGTTATTGAAAATGATGCAAAACCTAGAACAGAGGATTCTGTAGATAAAGCGTTAGGTTATCAGCTATTCCACCAGATGACACACATAACTGTTGATAGAAACTGTTTACAAAACGATGATAGACTTGACTCTTTGGCTGGTGCGGTGGAATATTGGAATGAATCACTAGCAATAGATGAAGATAGAGCTATCAAAGATCGGGAAATGGAATTATGGGATTTGGAATTGGCTGCTCACAGGGGGGATATTGAAGGGGCTCTGGATGCCCAAGTCTTGGGTATTCCGCTTGAAAAACTCGGACATGGAAGAGCTCAGGGGAGGTGGAATAATGTCACAGGACACTAAAGAAATAATATTAAGGCCAAGAGCTTGGTGTATTAGAATCCCCAGAACCTATTGTGGCGATCTAGGTCATAAAAATATTGGTGGTTTTCAAACAGTTGTCATTGCATATGACCAACGTAACGCTTGGGAATCTGCTATGGGTTCACCTGATTGGGAAATGTTGTTTTTTCCTGTCGAAAGTATATCTGTTTTTCCTACGCAACCAGTTTAATTAGTACCCATATGGGTCATCTTCACCTCTCATAAGAGCTTCAAGTCTGGCATTGCGTTTATCTACGTTATTTTTAATTTCTAATATACTTACTGGAGTCTTAATAGCGTTTTTTCCGAAATCTCCGTAAGTTTTCATAATATTTCCTGTCTTATTTGCAACCACCTCTTTCCTTATTTTGTCTTTATCAAGAGCATCTTGTGATTCTTGCGAGGGGTTTATGCCACACATTACTTTTCTTCTAATAACATTTCCCTTATCTTAGCAACAGCAACGTCATCTAGTTTATTTTCACTAAGTTTTGCAAGGGCTTCTAAAATATCGCAGACCAAAATAGACACACTTTTACTTTTTAAGAAAGCAAAGATAATTGGGCGAACTAGACTAATCATTTTGGGATGCTATGGTTACTATATAGCTAGTATAGTTCGATCTTTATGGAAGAACAAGACAAAGAAAAAAAGAAAGGCGTATGGTTTAAATTACAAGAAGCTGTACCTTGTAGAGAAGAGCAATTTGAATTGGTATCACTAGGGGTCAGACTGATTTTGTTAGGGTGGGCTACAGCGATGTTAAGCCTTTCATATTTGGATTTGTCGAAACTAGGAATACCGCAGCAAAAAATTGACCCGACTTTTATCGCTTCGGTTTTCGTAGGGCTCGCCAGCAGTTTTGGAGCTTCTATTACACAAAAAGGTGGCGACAAAGCTAAAAACGGTACTAATGTAAAAGCTGACTTGCAAGAAGTGTTAGGTAAGACACAACTCGTTAGAATAGATACACCTATAAAATTAATAATAGACCCTGATAACACAAGAAAATGAAAAAACTATTATTGCTATCTTTGTTTTTGTTTAATCCTGTTTATGCCAATGGAATCCCAACTTGGAGCACAGGGAGTAGCAATAGAGTAGAAAATACTACTCAGACAATAACTCGCAGTATAGTTACTCAAAAATATGGGTCTTCTCTGAATACTTGGGAAGCCTCAAACATAGAAGTTACAAGTGCCTCTAGTGGTGGCATAACCGATACAGATGCAATTTTTACTCCTAAAACTGTCACAGATGATTGGTCGTTATCTATAACTACCAGAGCAGCTGGAACTAAAATAGAAGAAATTACACAGAATGACTCGATTACAACTACTAGCGTTATCACTTCTCTCAGCGTCTTTAGTCAGTAATTCAGTCAGGGCTGAAGGAGATACTAATGTACAGGCTCAACCCAATGCTGTAGGTAATTCATCAATAATTAATCAAAATATGAATATTAATAATGGAATGACAGGTAAACAGCAGTTTGGTTCTTTAGTTTGTAGTCAACCTACTATGGCTGTAACTCCTTTTTATACAGGTAATGATGCACAAGGGGAAGATACTTATTCTATAAACGAAGGATGGGGAGTACAAATGAGCTTTATGATACCACTTGGAGATAATAAAACTTGTAACGAGCTATCAAAAGTAAAATTAAAATTAGCTGAAGAAGAGCTAGACAAGCAATTACACGATAAGCACTTAGTTCGTATTTTGAAATGCCAGCAGCTTCACGCATCAGGTTACATGATAAACCCTGCTTCAGAGTACGCATACATCTGTGCAGATGTCATTAATATACGAAGTTATGTAAAAGCTAATCCTTCTTTGTTTGTAAAGCCTTTACCTCCTTCTTCAAAACCTTAGTAAATATTTTTTTAGAAACTTTTTTAATAAATGCAATTACAGATTGCATTGCTATTCCTCCAACTACTGCTGCTGTCGCACTTACACTTGAGGCTATAAGTGACGAGGCGATTACTTCTGGTGCTGGGATAGGCATTTCTCCAAAAAATGGTAAAGTAAATGTAGCTATTGCATTTTCACTTGGTAAAATTTCTGTGGTGTTTGGCAGGTTTGTCGGTATTGTCTCTGGTTTTAGTTGTAACTCTCCCTCCTTTGAAGATGCTTTATCGTCTTCAGAAGTTGCAGAGCCTCCCTGATCTCCCAAACCCGACTCTACCTGTTCCAAAGATGGAAGGAGTACAGGGTCTAGGTACGGAACGTCTGCCACAGGCGGATAAAAAATTGTTTTAGGTGGTACTAATACGTCTATTTCTGGTAGATGCGGTAGATATTCGTTCATTTTTTGATAGTATTGTTATAACCTTACACTTATTCTTTCGAGATAGCATCCTTGCGAGGTATTAGTCTAACTGAGATAAGAGGCGGTTACGCAAATTTTATTTCATCCTTAGATGGCTAACTTTACTCCGTCAAGGCTCGGACTTGTTAACAATACAGGTACTGGCTATGACGAACTTTTTCTCAAAGTGTGGAGCGGAGAAGTGCTATCAGCATTTCGTAAGTCCACAATCTTTGAAGCATTACATACAGTTCGGACTATACAGTCTGGAAAATCAGCCCAATTTCCAATTATTGGACTCGCTACAACTAGCTACCACCAAGTGGGCACCCAACTTACTGGTTCAGCGATTAAGCATGCTGAAGCTACCATAAATATTGATGACAAACTTGTAAGTCAGGTATTTTTGGCCGACATAGAAGAGGCTAAGAATCACTACGATGTGAGGTCAAGATATACAACCGAAATGGGAAATGCTTTAGCATATCGCTTTGACCAGAACGTAGCTGCTGTAATTGCTCAAGCTGCAAGAACGGCTACTAACTTCAATACAGATTTAGCTGGTGGTACAAGAATTAAGATTCTTAAGTCTGGTACTGCAAATACAGCTGCTGCTGTTGCTGCCGTTACTGGTGCTGACCTAGTTACTGCTCTTTGGACTGTTGCTGAAACATTTGATGTTAACAACATTCCAGAAGACAACAGATACTTTGCTCTTGACCCAGCAAATTACTACAAGTTGGCTCAAACAACAGATGTTCTTAACAGAGATTGGGGCGGTTCTGGAGCATATGCAGAAGGAACAGTTCTTAAGGTTGCTGGTATTAATATCATCAAATCTAATCACTTACCTAAAGCTAATAGAACTGCGGTAACTGGTGAGAACAACACATATCATGCTGACTATAGAGACAATATCGGTCTTGCATTTACTCCAGATGCAGTCGGTACTGTTAAGTTAATGGACTTGAAAATGCAGCAAACAGGAAATGATGTTTCTGCATTATGGCAAGGTACATTTATGGTTGGTTCAATGGCTCATGGTACTGGTGTTTTAAGACCAGATTGTGCTATTGAAGTATATGCAAGCAACTCATAAGTAGCTAATATAGGGGGGAAACTTACCCCCCTTATTATTATGTCTCCCAGAGGAAAAGGCACTTACGGAACTAAAAAAGGAAGACCACCAAAAAAAGGAAAGTAAATGGTACTCGCAAGAACCACAAAACTTGAAGCAGTAAACAAAGCCTTACAGATGATGGGGGAAGCACCTCTTAATTCTCTGCAAGGCTTGTTTGGTTTAGGTAACTTAGCTGAGACAACTATTAATAGTGTTAGTCGTAAAGTACAAACAGAAGGATGGTCATTTAATACTGACTATCAAGTAAGTTTAGTTCGGGATTCTATAACTAACCATATATCTGTTGGTGATAATGTAAGCAGAGTGGTAGTTGACCCTTACGATTATCCTGACTATGACGTAGTACAACGTGGTCAAAAATTATACGATAGAAAAAATAATACTTATGTCTTCACAGAAAATTTAAAAGCAGATTTAACTATTATTCTTGATTGGGATGATCTACCAGAACATGCAAGAGTTTACATAATGACTAAAACTGGTAGAGAATTGCAAGAGTCTATGATTGGTAGTAAAGATTTAACAGAGATAAATATAATATTAGAGCAAGAAACTAGAGCTCAGTTCATGGAAGAAGAAACAACCTTAAGTGAACATAGCATGTTGAGAGGTAACGCCAAGAGAAATTATCCAGTAAAAGGTTTTAACCCTATATCTGTATTACCTAGAAGCTAATGGGATTAATAAGTAGTACTATTCCCAATATGATTAATGGGGTTAGTCAGCAACCCTCGGCTTTGCGATTGGCTTCTCAGGCCGAATCAGTTATAAATTGTTTGTCATCACCAGTTGAAGGTTTAACTAAACGCCCACCTTTTAATCACATATCTAAATTACTTTCTGGTACAGCTGGAACAGGCAGACCGTTTGTAGATATTGTTGATCGGGATGGAACTATTCAGTATTTAATAATGATTAGGGATGGAGCTATAGATGTATTTAATTTAGATGGTTCTGCTCAAACAGTAAACTGCCCTAACGGAACTGATTATTTAAATATTTCTAATACTGCTAATCCTTCAGATAAATTCAGAATTGCTTCAGTTGCCGACTACACGTTCATCGTTAACAGAGAAAAAGTAGTAACAATGGACCACGCTGGAACTTATACACAAAACGATGGGGCAACACCGCCAGCAGCTGGAACTATAATAGCTGTTAACTCAAATGGACATGGACTAGAAACAGGCGTAAAAATACAAATAGATTTTGAAACTGGTACTACTCCAGATGGAACTTATGACGTAACTAAAGTAGATGATAATAACTTCACGTTAGTTGGAGCTTCAAGTTTAGATACTAGCGGAACTTGTAGGTTTAATGAACTGTCTCCAGATGTATCACGCAAAGGAATAGTTTTTATAAAAGCTGCTGACTATGACACAACATATACAGTAAAGATAAAAGATGCTGCTGGCACTACAACTTTGGCTA